AAGACATGCTTCTGCAACTTTTTGTATCTCCCATTGAGCACCATCATGTAGACGAAGAGAAACAAACTTGAGAAGATTATTAAGATTAACGGTACCATAATACTCCGTATAAAGAGTTTGTGGCAAAACACCCCTCGCTTGTTCTCGGCACACTCCCTTCCTAACTAGTTCCTCAAAAAACCTAAGGGAACGCATGCAGTGCTCTTTATAAGATTCTGATGCTGGTGGGTGAAAAGCCCGAACAATCTCTGTTTCCCCATCGTGCCATAAATAAGGGTCAATCAACTCTTCTGGGTTGGAGGCTTGTCTGTTAGATTTGTGCTGTGTTCTAAATTGGTGTGGACAATAAAATTGGAGGTCTTTTTCAGTGTATCTTCTTGATATTTCATTATAGGACCATGTTCTGTGGCGATGATGCTGAGAGCGGATGTAAAGAGGCACAACAAATTTATAAGTAATAAGACAATGCTCCAAAGTAGAAGTGTGCTTGTGTCCCACAAGGTATTTGATAAGTTTCCGATCTCGTCTATCCAATCTAGATTTTTCATTCCCAAAAGATACACGAGCACTATTAACGACGGTAAGGTCGCTACCCATATGAGAAATGTACTGAACCCTACCAATTTTGTCATCGTATATGTGTATTGTTTTTTCATATTCGCTCATAATTCCCCTTGTATGCATCCATCTCACCTTCTACATCTGTGGCTGTTACATATCTAGCGGGAGGCATTTCGTTTCCAGAAAAGAAAGGAATTTTAAATTTAGTTCCATCTAGTTCACTATATAGGTCATCAGCATCTGTTTTAACAATCATATCTTGGCTATCTTTAACAATATATTTTTCCGGAGGGAAAGGAGGTTCGTCATCTCCATCTGGTTCTGTCTGAACATAGTCGAACCTAAAGAAGATAGGGTCAGCAGGAGTGCTTGTAGAGCGTCTCATTTTCTGGCCGTAAATTACTACTGCCTGTCCGTATTTTTTGCCAAACTCTACCATGTCGAGCATCGTCGGGTTCATAATAATGTAGCTGTTTTCTGGGTTTCCATACTTCCCGCCAATAGGAACATATTGCATACCTTTTTGATCTAAAACTTTTGCAAAATCCTGCATTAGTTCTACATTTTCCTCATCTGAGGACGACATTCCTCGTGGGTTCTCAGCCGTCATTATTCCGAGTCTTTGTAGTTTACCGGTTTTTTGTTTATCTTCTAGTTTTTCTTTAAACTGATCGAAGGTCAATTCTATTTGTTCTTCGGCAATAACCATTCTGTTTTCTTTTACAACCTCTTTGATTAAATTACGAAGTTTTCCTAGAGTAAGTTTCATTTAAATTCTCCCATAAATGTAGTTTTCTAGAATTAAATAGTATATTTTATCATCTAATTCGATTTTTTGAAGCATTCTTTTTTCTAGAACAACTTCATCGCCGACACTAAATTCTATGTTACAGCTTTCAGCCCAATCTATAACTTGAGCAACCACATACGGCGTCTCAGGTTTTTTGTAGTCGGTTGGGAGAACAACCAATGATTCTTCTCTCTCTTCTTCTTTTTCAATTAATTTAATTAATACGTGTCTATTAAACGGTTCCATTTTCACTCCTATATTTCACATGTATCGTTTGTACAAAACTTTGACCCAACACCACCTTCATTGGTTTCTATCTTTTGAATTGGGGTAATATTTTTAATCATTTCTTTGTATTCTTCTTCAGTTATCGGCTCATATGGAGCCTGCTCGTAGCCAGTTTCTTGATATCTAAGGAAAGAAACTGCTTTTAGTCTCGCTTCATACATTTCGAGAGCATCCTTGATTTGGTCTCCTTCATCCGGATGAAACGTCACTGTAATTGAGACAGAGTTGTCTGCCCAATAGTATTGATATTGTGCTGCTATTTCAAGCTGCTCCCACATTGAAATGTCGCGTTTTCCTTTTTCAAAAAATGGCTCTTTAACAGGAAACTCAACACACATAGTGTTAGGCGAATAAGAGTCTTTCTCAATTTTGTATCCCGCTTTCTCCAGAGCAGGTAGCAAGTCAGAAGTAGCTGCAAAACGTATCCTTCTTATGTAATGCTCATCTTCTGGATAATGTATGCCCGGTGTAGAGCCATTTAGCAGCGACACTGTCCCTGATGGTTTGATGGAGGTCATTCTAACAGACCTTGGAACACAGAGCCAATCAGAGTATTCCTTGTCCAATTCTTCTACATGCTTGTAAGCCTCATCGCACCAGTTTAATACTGTTCTTCTACCAAATTTATTAAAAGCCTGCACTACACCGGATTGAGAAAGACCAATCCGCCTATTTTTCAACATAATTGCATTAGTCTCGGGCCAATGCGTATTAATAAGTGTTACGGTCTTTCCGTACATGTATGCTATCTCAAGTGTCTTGAGGTAGTCTTCGTAAGTCTCATGCTTAGCAGGAAAAGTTTCCACCAAACAGCAAAGTTCTGCGTCTTCAAGCTGCTGTTCAACACAGGGGTTGAACCCCATAACCTTCATGTCGTCAGTGCGCTTTCCATCCTTCATTCTTCCGTAATTACGGGCATTATCTAGCCAAATATAACCGGGCTCTCCATTGATCTGGGATTGTGACGCATGCCATGTGTAGTCCATACCAACCTTTGCCTCGAAAGAGTTGTTTGATCCCCATCTATGGTGATACAGTTTCTCTTGATCGTTTTTCATCGTAAGATAATCCTTATCGTTGTAAGCCCCGATTGCCAGAGCAGCAGAACGACGTACATTACCAGCAACGACACAACGACCGATGAGGTTTTCAATGTCAACAATATCAACCGATTCAATGTGTTCTCCTATTTTTGGCTCAAGTAGTTGTTTTAAATTATTATGTAATTCAATGAGAGGGTCTGGGCCTGATGATGTCCCTCCAAAACCACGAATTGGTTCACCTTTTCCACGAATCAATGAATAGTCAAACTTTGGAACTTTTTTGCTCAAAATAAACCCATCCAACAGGATATGAACACTATTGACCCAACCTTCGCGTGAATCTTCTATAAGCAATGTATCATTTGTCCAATGGGGCTCTTTTATTGTAAAGGTTTTTGCACCGAGAGTATCAAAGCCAACTCCTATGCCGACCATAAGAGCATCCATCATCCATGCAAACAGATAACCACCTTTGTTTGCAATATCTCGTGTTGAGCGGAAAGCGCAGTTAAATAAGCCGGCGCCTGTTCTCTCATAAATAAACTTGGTGCCCATCATCCATAGTCCACGTCCCGGCGGTGTCCACTTGAGATTAAAAAGACGATCATATGCTTCTTTAGCAGTTTTTTGTGCTTTTGCATCATTCCATTCAATCCCAATCATAAATGCATGTCGTTTTTGAATATCGAACATTCCTTCGATAACACGGCGGCAAGTCTGCCACCACTCTTCTGTCCCTTCTGCTTCTTCCTCAAACTCAGCTAATCGACGAGCGTATGTTCGCTTGAAGGTTACATATCCAACAGGGCCCCAAGGAACTTGTTGTTCTTTGTAGGGCGCTATAAATTGCTCAGAAAGTCGAAACTTTCTTACATTAACGTTTTTTAATTTTAACATTTTTTAAATCCTCATTTTTTTATATTTTTATATTTTTCTTGTAAAAACTGTAGTGTGTTTGTCTCCGAGTCTTTGATAACATCGGCAATAGATTCGTTACTATCAGCGTTCAATACTTTCATTTTTACATTGGACCAATCGACAAATGCTGGGAATACAAGACCATCAGGACCATTACGATTTTTTGCTATAAATACACGTCCTTTGTTGGCTTGCTTATCTTGTACTGTTCTGGACAGTGAACATATAAAATCAGCCACAAAGCACTTGTTGAAAGCTTCCGAGATAGCTTCCATTGTAATAACTTCCGCGTTTAGACCTGATCGATTGGTTTGTGAAGCTGTCCAAACAGGGCACTTATAAATTTGCGCTATGGCTCTCAATTCTTCGTAAGTATTTTCCAAATCAAATCTTTTTTCTGATGTCGAACGGACAGGCCTCAAAAGATCAGCATAGTCTACAATAATCATATCTGGTTCGATATTTCTTTTCTTTAGCCTTTCTATATGCTGCTTGATTGTTTCAGTAGAAGCAGACTTTGTTGGATATTCTTTGATAATTAGTTGCCCCGGAATATCTTGTATCTTATACAAAACTTCTTTTTTGTTATGAAATAGATCCCCCAAGTGAACCCCTGAGATACATGAATCGTAACGATTACCAACAACGGTATCCTGAAGCTCTAAAGTGTAGTGAACAACAGTTTTTCCTTGTTTCAACGCCTCAGACCCTAGATGGACCAATACCATTGATTTACCAGCACCTGTTGGAGCAATAACAACTCCCAACTCAGACTTACCAAGACCTCCTTTGCATATTTCATCAATACGCTCAAAACCTGTGGAGACAGGATCTCGCGAAGTAATAGTGTAGCGTTCTTCAAAATCTTTGATAAAGTCGTGACCAAAATTATTATCTGTTCCTAACTTGAGAGCCTCCTCGATAACCTTTGATATTTCATCAAAAGAAGAAGACTTAATAAGTTTAACAGATTTCATCATGGCTCCCTTCAGAACCTGCTTGCGACAAAAATCAATTGAGCTATCTTTGATATACTGTGAGTTTTCAATTCGATCAGTCGATAAGATTGATGCATAGAACTGCAGTAGTTGCTCTTTAAGTGCTTTTGTATAATTATTGCAATCTGTTCTGATTCTAGATTGCATAATTTCATACGAAGGGTGGACTTTGTATTTTGTTCTATGATTCATCAATATATCAACAAAAACTCTTAGGTATTCATAGTCTAAAAACTCTATATCCAAAACCTCTGCAACCTGATCACAAAACGGGCGATCCGAGAGCATCAAATGACAAAATTTTTCTTGAAAGGCTTTGCCAAACCTCTGAAACGTTTCCGCTTGTTTATTCATAACTTCCTCCGATGTTATATATATTATAACAGATTACTAAAAGTCTGTCAAGTTTTTATTTTTATAAAGTTATTTTTTTTACTGTATTGAACAGCACATTAAAAGACCCTGCGTTAATGCCGTCGTAGTGGAGCTTTTTAGTTAATTGAAGCTTCTCTAGTTTTGGCTCAAACTCTTTCAAAGAAAAATTTATTTGTTTTTGATGGAGATAAGAAATCGATGGACTATATAGTTGCATTATCTTGTAATTCTTCTCAACGAGGCGAGAATGTTCCAAAATATTTTCATGTAACTTCAGTCTTTTTTCTAAAGTCTCACAGTGCTGCATAATGTCTTCAACTTCATATTGTTGTGACTCTTTGAGAAATGGAAACTTGCCGGCGACTGTCTTTAATCCAACTCTTGGTACACCCGGAAGGTTGTCTGATTTGTCACCCACTAAACTCCTAGCCAGAGCGAAATTTTTGGGATGAATTTTAAAGTTTTCTATGAGGCTAGGGTAGTCCACCAAGTCATCTTGTATCGGACGATACAGCTTCGTTTTATCCGAAATTAGCTGGTAAAAATCCTTATCTGAGGATACTATCACCTTCTCCCAATCTTTGTATTTTTCATGCTGTACAACATAAGATATTACGTCATCTGCTTCGATGTAATCAATCATTGTTTGAATGACTGGAAGATCGTTTAGGTATTCCATCAAACGTAGTTGCTGATTGTATTTGTTCTTCTCAGATTCTTCCGGAGATAAGCTGATTAGTCTCCTGTTGAAGCGAACAGGCTTACGGCCTGCCTTGTAGTTTTTGTCTATCTCTTTTCTCTTTTGCGAGCCGCCTTCGCCATCCCAACACACAATTATCTCGTCGGGCTGAAACATTCCGCAGATCTTCTGTAGTGACTTCATGAAGCCGTAGGTTCCTCCGTTTGGTGCGCCATGTTTGTCCATTGATGGCACCACAATGTATGATCTCAAAAACATGTTGAGACCGTCAATTATCATAACTTTTTTCATTTTTTCCTCCTTAATTGTTCTTCTTTGACATGAAGATAGTCTAGATATTCTTTATTCATTTTGTCAAAGTACTTTGTTTTTAATAGTTTTTTGTGAGCGACACTTAAAACAGATTTATCTGCGATGTTTATCAGAAAATAAGGTGCGTGGGATCTTACATTAAAGTCACCAATTTTAACATCATCATTTGGATTAAAGCAAATGCACTTAAGATTTTTATGTCCTGCTCTTTTTATTTGTCTGTTGATGAAGCTTTGATATTCAAATGTCTCTTCGCTGGTGATTTGCTCCTCTGTGACTTGAGCGAACAAAGCGCTTTCGTATTCAGAGTCTGCGAATTTATTAATCATATCGACGATATTGCTCTCCGCAGGATCAAAAAGTTCAATCATTAATTTATTTTTGTCGACTTCTGGTCCAACAAAAGGACATGCTGGTAGGCCACCATATTCTTCTCTCGGTTCCCGTAAAACATTGATAAATTTTGCAATTTTTGTTTTAAAGTTTTTGTACGGACACTCGCTCATTTTTCCTCCATTTTTTTTTCATTCTTAGATACTTCTGGTTTGTTCTTGCTTCTTCCCATGCTATCTTAAAGATCTCTGCGGATCTTGCTTTCTGGGAAGTCATAGCGTCGATTTCTTGCGGTAATATTCTCCACTCATCACCAACCTTACTCCACTTTTTACCATCTCTGTGATTGGCGTAGCGACGGGATCTAGTGTATCCCATATGCAAAAACTTTTTAGCCATGTCCGCTCCTACAAAATCTTTTTGCTCTAGATAATTGTAAAACATAGACAAAATTTTCTCAGCTGATTTTTGAGCCAGCTGAGGTGTTTTGAAGCGCCAATGTGCACAGATTTCAGATTTGTAAGGCTCACAGGTTAAAACTCCTTGTTGACCTCTTCCTATCCTGTAGAGACTAGGGTTTTTTCTATAATCCACACCCGGCTTCCAGTGATATGACTTTTCATCAAAGTCAACATAAGATGGTTGTTTCATGGCTCCTCCTATTTCATGAAAAATTGTATTGATATTAAAGCACAGCAAAGCGCAAACGATATAATGTTTTTAACAGTGAAAATTTCTTCACCCAAGTAATACCAAGTCAATGGTATAAAAACCAAATAGCCTATACCAAATGTGAAAAATCTGATAGACCACAGCGGCATTGTTTCGTAGAGCATAATAGTTGCATGTACAAACAACAATGAAACGATTGGGCCAAAAACAATTGCAATCAAAATGTAATTCGATTTAAAAGGCTCTCCGATGATTCCAGAGTTTGATTGGTACCATGCTAAGATTTGCGCTACAACAAATAACGCAACAGCAATAAAAATTTTCATTAATCCTCCTCAATTTTTTTCTTCGCGCTTTCCAAGGCTTTTATTGCCTCTTCAATGTCCTCTTTATAGTTGTCTAGTGATGTCGTCCAGAGTCTAGCTCTTAATAGCTTTTTATGGACACTGTCGATTAGAAGCCATAGTTTGTCTTTGTTCATTTTATAGCTCCTGTTATTCTCAACATAACGTAACATATTGCCGCCATTAATGCAAAGGCGAATAGCATATAAATAAAAATCATTTTTTATCCTCCATGATTATATTATAACATATTTTTTGTGATTTGTCAAGTAAAAAAAGGCGGTGAGCCAACCACAACCCACCGCCAGGAGAAAACATGAAAACTAATCGTTTTCACTCACACTAAAATTTTTACCCTCGGTTTCAAACTTTTTTACGATCTCTTCGTCCATAATTTCTATTACGGTCTTTCTAAATTTAGGATCTCCAAGTTTGGCTAACCATTGTTTTCCTTGAAACTTTGTTTCTTTCCCGTCTTTATGAACCAGAGTGTACCAAGCACCAGATAATTTAAGTCGGTCTGTCTTTGAAGCCTTTAATGCTGTTAGCCACGATTCTTCATCTTGAATAGCAGAAGCACCCGCCCACAAGATCTTAAAGGTGCACTCTCGCCCTTCGGTACCGAAGCGAGACTTTTGAAGCTTACACTTTACTTCTGAGCCAATTCGAAGGCCTGTATCGTCTTGAACATATGCTGCTTTTGATTTACGCTTTGTGAGCCAAATCCGCAAAGAGCAGAAGTATTCAATTGCTTTGCCACCGGGAGCTATGTAGGGCTCTATAAGAGCAGCCATTGGGTTTTGAACATTGATGTTGGTTTTCAACTGATTGATGAGAAGTAAACTGTGCTGGCCGTCAGCCAAGGGAATAGTTAGCTTGGGAAATGCCTTGCCAAAAATTCTTGGCTTGACGGACATTGTTGATTGGGGGTTAAAGTCAGATTCAAGTTCTTTTTCAGAACTCGTTGCCGCGATTGAGTCCCATATGAACAGAAACTGGTTTTCAGGATATTGTCCAATAAGAGCCTCGATCGTCTCTAAAACCTTCTCAACAGACACGGCTTGGATGTACATCAGATTATCTGTATCGACGCCGGCTTGCTCTAAGAACATTGGGTCAATTGCAGATTCTGCATCGAAGTAGACAGGAAACATTCCCATCTTTTGAGCATTACCAGCTATTTGTGCAGCCATAAATGACTTACCAGCACCAGATAGCCCAGCAATCTCGGTAATTTTTCCGACAGGAATTCCACCATACTTTCCTCTACAAATAATAGAATCAAGCCATCGAGATCCTGTGGGTATCCATTGTTTTACAATGGTGGGGTTATTTTCGTTTAAGTTGTGAGCAACCTTTAGACCAGTTTTTTTGTTGATCATTTTTTGCATTTCTTTGAGGTTGATTTTTCCAGCAGTTGCCATTTTGTTCTCCTATAAAAAAAGGGGGCGTTTAAGGTCCGCCCGAAGACCAATTACTAACTAAGAAAGTCGTTAAGTTTTTTATCTACCGAACTACCGTATTTGGTAGTTTCTGAGGAGGACATTTCGGAGGAGGAATCAGTAGATAGATAATCGTCCAACAGAGCTTGTATTTCTTCTGATGACAGTCTATTAAATTGTGCTTCGATGTCGGGTACACTATCAATTAACGCATCGCAGTCAGCAATCGCATCGTCGCACAGTACGGAGGGTCGACGACGAGGCTTAAGTTGGGTCTTTGGGAAAGACCCGGGAGTTCCGGGAACTGTGTAGGATAGAACCAGATCAGTTCCGCTATCTTTGGCTGTAATATCACCATAATCAGGATCCAAAACATAACCGAGCAGTGTTTCATAAGCCATCTTACCATAAGCCCAAACCTTTACACCTTCGGTCTCTTGACCTCGGACAATGATAGGGGAATAGTAACGCTTACGAGCAAAGAGTTTCTTTGCAGCATTTTTGGTTTGATCGGAGTTTGTATCAACTCCTTCTCGCCATAGTTGGGAAGCAAAGTCGCAAATAGGACAGTGTTCACCATAGTTCTTCTTAGGACACAAGATACCAGGATTTTTACCTACATTATAATGAAAGTGAAATTCCTTGAACGGGTCGCCATCTTTGGTTGGAAGGATACGAATTGTCTGATCTCCTTCTTGTGGACGCCATTTTGTGTCGGTTGATTTACCAGCGTTTTTGTTTTGTGAGTTGTTGAGTTTTTGTCTCATTAGTTCAATATTAAGTGCCATGTTATTTTCTCCATTAGTTAGGCGATGTTTATTGTCTTCTCAGACTAAGGTAAGCAGAGTTTCAATCGTACTTCCGGTTTAAAAAGGGGGAAGTTTTTTACACGGAAACTTCCCAAAAACCGCTAATCTTTCAAAGATTATCCAAACGAAGGGGTTTTTTTATCTATCGGAAAACCCCTACTCAAAAACCGAACCCACTAGAAGTTGAATGTAGTTGACGTTTCAGTCACTTGACCCTCAGTAGTTTTCCAATTGAATTGTCGGAAACTACGCTTATCAACATCATAGACAACTTCATTGCCTGTTTTACCTTCAAGATCAGCAATAGTGCTTTCATTGACCATTGAACTTGGAAGGTCAGATTTGCGAATAAATCGCATTGTT